AAATCACCAGTACCGCCACAAGTACAAATGCAATTGGCCAACAATCAGAAACAAATGCAAGCAATGGCACAACAGATTGAACAGTTAGCAATGATGATTAAAAATCGTCAGGATGTAGAACAAGTACGTCAAACTGGTGAAGATAGAAGGGCAGTATTGGCCGCAGAAGTTAAAATGCGTGATCAAAATACCCGTTCACTTACTTCACAAAACAAGACTGAAATTGATGCATTAATGAAATTAATCCTTGGCCATATGGACACGGCTAGGTTAGAAGCTGAAATTAGGGCTAGAAATCAAGATCAATATGGTGTTATGACACAAGCTACACAAGCAATTGAAGATAATATGGCCGTAATGATGCCACAACAAATGCAACAACCGCAACAACCTATGCAATAAAGTTGCAAAATACTAAATATAGTATTAAGATTACTTAACAACACTACCTATGGTGTATTCATAGGGTTAATTCTTGGGATAATAACCATGTCAGAAGAAGTAGTTGAACAGCCCAAAGTGGCTAGTACAGTTGTAACTAGTGAAAATTTAGCTGAGTTTAATGCTAATAAGTTAGGTTTAGCTTCCGAAGAAAACCCTACTGAGGCTACCGAAAAGGTAGAGCCAGCGGTCAATAAAGGACAGAGTGAACCAGGATTAGCTGAAGATGAAGCGGCCGGAACAGATGAAAAGAAGCAGAATCCTAAGTTAGAAAAGCGGTTTTCTGAATTAACCAAGGCACGTAAAGAAGCTGAAGCACAGTTAGCTGAAGAACGTAAATCCAAGGAAAGTTTAGAAGCACGTTTAGCGGCATTAGAGGGCAATCAAGCACCTAGACAACAGGAGCAAGAAAGCAATCAAAGGCCAACGCCTGACAATTATAAAGATGCTTTTGAATATGCAGAAGCATTATCTAGTTGGTCAGCAGAACAGGCATTAGTAAAGCGTGAACAGGAAATCAAGCAAAAAGAAGTTGAAGCTAAACGTGAAACGGTTTATAAAACGTGGAACCAAAAGCTAGAAGCTACTAAAGCAGAATTACCTGATTACGAAGATATGGTTGCATCCAGTACAGTAAAAGTAAACGATATTGTGCGTGATGCCATCCTAGAAAGTGATGTAGGACCAAGAATCCTATATGAAATTGCTAGTGATGATGATTTAGCTGAAAAGCTAACAACTATGTCCTTGCCAAGTGCGTTAAAGCTAATTGGGAAGTTAGAAGTACAGTTTGAAAGAACTGATTCTAAAGCTGAAAAGAAAACTGTTGTGGCGAAGTCTAAAGCACCTGAACCGATTCGTCCTTTAAAATCAACGGGTGGCCTTGCAGATGTTGCAACTGATGGTGAGAACATATCATTTCAACAATGGAAAGCCGGACGTTTAGCTGGGAAGATTAGGTAAAGGTAAACAATTTACTCTTACTTTAAGGAAATATCATGGCAAATAATTTATTGACCATTAGCAAGATCACCAACGAAGCGTTGATGGTTCTTGAAAACGAATTAACTTTTACCGGTGAAGTTGACCGTAACTATGATGATCAATTTGCAGTAGTAGGTGCAAAAATTGGTCAGACTGTAAACGTTAGAAGGCCTGGCCGTTTTATTGGTACAACAGGACCAGCATTAAACGTTGAAGATTTCAATGAAACTTCAGTTCCGGTAACTTTATCAACCCAGTTCCACGTTGATACACAGTTCACAACACAAGACTTGGCATTAAGCCTGGACATGTTTAGTGACCGTGTACTCAAGCCAGCTATTGCAACTATTGCAAACAGGATGGATCGTGACGGATTAGTAATGGCCAAAAACAACACAGCCAACATTGTTGGTACTGCTGGAACAGCCCCTACTGGTTTGATTACTTATCTAACAGCGGCCGCTTATCTTGATTCTGAAGGTGCTCCCCGTGATGGTAGACGTTCTGTAATTGTTGAACCATTTACTTCTGCAACTATTGTTGATAGCTTAAAAGGTGTATTTGTTCCAACAGCACAGATTTCAAGCCAATACACAAAAGGTTTGATGGGCCGTGATTCAGGTGGTATGAACTGGCGTATGGATCAGAACGTAGTTAGCCAAACATTTGGTAGCTATGCTTCTGCAACATTGTCATGCAACGTAACAACTGCAACTGGTTTCTTATCAAGTGGCTGGGCTTATTCAAGCACAATTACTGTAGGTGCAACTTCTGCGGCCGCTACATTAAACCAAGGTGATACATTCACTATCGCTGGCGTTTATGCAGTTAACCCTCAGAATCGTCAAACTTACGGTAACAAACTGCGTTCATTCGTGGTTCAATCCACAACTGCAATTGGTTCCGGTGGAACTGCTTCCGTTACTGTTGTACCGGCCGTTATTACTGCTGGTCAATTCCAAAACGTAAGCATTACATCAACTGGATCGCAGACTGTTACTCCTTTTAACAATACTGGCGTAGTATCTGCACAAAACATATTGATGCACCGAAATGCCTTTACTCTTGCTTGTGCTGACTTAGAATTGCCTGAAGGCGTTCACTTTGCTGGCCGTGCATCAGATAAAGAAATTGGTTTGTCAATGCGTGTAGTTCGTCAATACACGATTAATAACGATTCCATCCCAACACGTTTAGACGTATTGTATGGCTGGGCACCGTTATATCCTGAATTGTCTTGCCGTATTGCATCGTAATCAATCGTAGGGGGAAACCCCTACTTTTTAACTTATATTAAGGAATAATATTATGTCTAATCCAGGACCAGCTAGTACCCAAACCATACACCCATCAAACTTAGCTACTAATCAAGCTATTCGTTTATTGGGTGTATTAGTCGGAGTTAACGTTAATGCCACAGGTGATAACGCAATTCCAGTATTTAATACAAACAACTTTTCTGTAACAAACTTTATCGTAACTAATGCTTCAACAAGTTTGACTACAGCAGTTGCGGCAGTATACCCAGCCCCTAATGCACAAGGAACTGCAATTGTTGCGGCTTCTACTGCTTTATCAGGCAATACTGGGTCTACTGTTGTTAACCAGTTAACTGTAGCTTCTACATTAGTACAGTCAACACAAAACATTTATTTTAGAGTAACTACTGCACAAGGTGCGGCCGCTACTGCTGATGTTTATGTTTACGGTTACGACTTTAGCAACTTTTCTTAATACCATGCAGTAAATAGAGGAAGGCCATCCCCAAAAAGGGTGGCTTTTTTCTTATTTGGTCTTATAATTAATCATCCTCACTTAAAGGAAAAATTATGTCATCTACTACAATTACTCGTGGTAATTCTCACGAAACGTTTTACATTCAACCTTCTTTAACTCCAGCACAAGTACTGACAGTAGTAAGTCCAGCACAAACTTTTTCATTACCTGGCTTACAGACAACAGATATTATTAAAGTTATAGGTTTAGCTGGTGCTCAAACTTCAGGTATTGTTGTTGCTCAAGCATATTGTGCGGCTGTTAATGTATTAACTATTCAATTTGGTAATATTACTGCTGGCACATTAACACCAGCGGCCGGTGCATATACGCTTGAAATTACTCGTTTAGAAGGTCCAGCACCAGTTACGGCAGTTTAATCATGGCTACTACTTCAGTATTTCGGCCAATTGGACCAACAACTGCCATAACAGTTAGCGGTTCTTCTTCAACTGCGGTTACTATTAGTGCTTCAGGTAATAACCAAATGGATTTTTGTGCGTTTTTAAATACTGCCGCTACACCAGTAGCAATTACTATTTATCCAGTTGTAAACGGATCAGGAACGGCTGGAGCATCAGCATTTCCATCCAATGGAACATCAGGAAACGTAGTAGTTTTAGGTATTGCAATGCAACAACCTATGGTTATTTCTGTACCACAAACATTTTCACTTACTACAATTGGAACTTCAGGCACTTTATATGTAACTCCAGTTGGTGATCAGTCTTAAAGGAACTTATGGCAAACCCATCCAATTCAGCAGTTCAGAATTTACTGCCCGTCCAGGCATATTTCAACACGGATGGGTCCTTTAATACATTTATTGGACAAGGTGTATCATTTTATGCAACAGTTAATCCAGCACAATCAGGATTAGCAATTACAAATAGCACAATTGATAGTTCAACTATTGGTGCAACAACCCCTTCCACGGGGGTATTTACTAACATATCAACTACTACTGGGCAAATAGCTTCAGCCCCATCAAGTAATACAGATATAGTTAATAAATTATATGTTGATGCTTTTGTAACAGGAATTAGCTGGAAGAATCCAGTAGCAGTAGCAACAACTGCAAACATTACAAGATCAGGATTACAGACTATAGACGGTTACTTAACTGTAGCTGGTGATCGAGTATTAGTTAAAAATCAATCTTTACCAGCACAAAACGGCATATTTATAGCTTCTGCCGGTACTTGGTCTTATGCTCCTGATGGTTCTATTTGGCAAAACTATGTTTCAGCATTAGTTTTTGTTGAATTTGGAACTGCAAATACTGGAACTGCTTGGTATTGTTCTGCACAACGTGGCGGTACTTTAGGTACAACGCCAATGAACTGGTCATCATTTAGTATTGGTACAGTTTATACGGCTGGCACAGGTTTAACTTTAGCTGGATATACATTTAGTATTTCAAATACAGGTGTTAATGCTAGTTCTTATGGATCAGCAACACAAGTTGGCACATTTACAGTTAACTCCCAGGGGCAATTAACCGTAGCTGGCAACACAACAATTACTCCAGCAATTGGTTCAATAACTGGCCTTGGTACTGACGTAGCAACTGCATTAGCAGTTAATGTTGGAAGTGCTGGTTCTTTTATAGTTAATGGCGGTGTTTTAGGAACACCAACTTCAGGTAACTTTAGTACAGGCACATTTACTTGGCCAACATTTAATCAAAATACAACCGGTTATGCAACTAGTTTAGCTGGTGGATTAGCTGGTTCTTTACCTTATCAATCTTCAGTAAATACAACAACATTTTTAGCGGCCGGCTCAAACGGCCAAGTTCTTACTTTAGCTTCAGGCGTACCATCTTGGGTTACTCCAACAACTGGAACTGTCACAAGTGTAAGTGGAAGCGGAACAGTTAACGGTATTACATTAACCGGTACAGTTACTTCTAGTGGAAGTTTAGTGCTTGGTGGAACTTTAGGAAGTATTGGAAATAGCCAATTAACCAATAGTTCTATAACTTTTGGTGCAACTGTAGTTTCATTAGGTGACACGGTTAGTGCATTTAATGCCGTTTCAATTGGTGCAACAACTGCTTCAACTGGAGCATTTACTTACTTATCTACTAGTTCATCAACTAGTACAACACCAGTATTAACTTATAATGCATCTAATAGCCCATTAGCAATGGGTGCAACCGTATCAGGAAGTTACTATCAAGTTGTATTACAAAATAGATCAGCTAACGCTAATTCTTCTACAGATTTTGCAGTTTCTAATGATTTAGGAACAGATTCAACTTATTACGGTGAATTTGGTATGAACGCATCAGCGTTTAGTGCTAGTACACCGGCAGACTTCTTTAGTATTAATAATGGCGTATATTTTTCTGCCCATGACGGGGATGTTAGTGTTGGATCAGGCAATGGCTATAAAACATATTTAGCCTGGGGAAGTACAGGCCAATCTGCACATGTTATAAACGCTTCAGGTGCTATAGGTTTATCAACTAATTTAGGTACAACACCGGCAACAAGCGGTACAACTGGTTTTGGAACTGCCGGTTATTTAATGCAAACACAAGGTTCGGGATCAGCCCCAACTTGGGTAGCACAATCTAGTATTACTGCTGGTTCTGCAACAACTGCTACTACTGCAACTAATTCTACAAATGTAGGTGTAACAGATAACACCAGTTCAAGTGCAACATGGTACCCAACCATTGTTTCAACAACAACTGGTAATTTACCGATTACAACATCATCTACTAAGATGAGTTTTGTGCCGTCAACTGGCGTATTAACGGTAACAGGATTAAGTGCTACTAGTTTTACAACAACATCAATTAGTGCTAGTAGTATTACAGTTTCAGGCATAGCAAGCGGTAGGGTGCCATATACAACTACTGGTGGCTTATTTACTAGTTCGGCTAATCTACTATATACCGGCACAGATTTAACTGTTTACGGCATTACTGTTGGCCGTGGAGCCGGTGCTCAAGCTAATACGGCCATTGGTGCTAGTGCATTGTCAGTAAACGTAGGTGGTTACAACAACACGGCCGTGGGAACGTATACATTAAATGCAAATCTTAGCGGTGCTGGCAATACGGCCATTGGTAATTATGCAATGTCCAACAATCAATCAGGAAGTTCTAATACGGCTCTTGGTACACAAGCTTTAGGGTTTAATGTTTCCGGCACTAATAACGTTGCAATTGGAGAACAGTCACTTTATTTTGGTGGAAGCTTTACTGCCAGTAATAATAATACTGCCATTGGTAATAGTTCTTTATATGAATGTAGGGGAAATCAAAACACGGCTATTGGTTATCAATCAGGCAATTTATTAACTACTGGCACTAAAAACGTCATTCTTGGATCGTATTCAGGAAATAACGGTTCATTAGATATTAGAACATCTAGTAATAACATTGTATTAAGTGACGGTGACGGCAACGCAAGAGCCTGGTGGAGTGGAGCCAATGCTCAATTTTTTGGTGGGTTAACAGTTACAGGCCTTACTAATTCAGGATTAACAAGTGGTCGAGTAACATACGCTGGTGCTAGTGGATTATTAACAGATAATTCAGCATTTGTATTTAATGGAAATTTAGGCTTAGGTGCTTCAACTACTAGTGGTGGTCGTCTTGTAATTACTCAAGATAATGCTGTTCAACCAGCAATTTATCTACCAACAGACGAAAGCACAATTCAAGGGCCGTCAGCAAATACAAAAATTCTTATGGGCGGTAATCTTACAGTTCAAAGTGCTAATGTAACAACTATTTCTGCAAAAAACGCATCAGGTTATATTGTTTTTGCTACGGATGCAACTCCAACAGAACGGATGCGTATTACTAGTGCTGGTTACGTAGGTATAGGCAATACAAATCCTATTAGACCTTTGCAAGTTGGTAATTATGGTGTTACAAATGGTGAAATTGCACTTGCAAGTACCACTACTGGCTATGGAACTATTTTATTTGGTGATGGTGCAAGTGGTTCAGATTATTATCGTGGGTATGTTCAATATAACCATACTAGCGATGCCATGTTGTTTGCTACATCTACTTTAGAACGGATGCGTATAGACTCTAGTGGCAATGTAGGTATAGGTACTAGTAGTCCTAGTAGAAAACTTGATGTACAAAGTACAACAGACGATTATCAATTACGACTTGGGTATAACTCATCTTTTTGTTACGATATTGGGCGATTAAACAGTAATGGATATTTAGGTTTTTATGGTACACAATCAGGTGCAATAGGTTATACATTTGGTGGTGCAGATGGAACAAGAATGACTCTTGACGCATCAGGCAACCTAGGTCTTGGAGTTACTCCTAGTGCTGCAAACTTACCAACA